CTCTCGCGAGCCACACCATCAGCTGCAAGCTATTCAGGGTTTACCACACTGAAGCTTACCGGTGATGAAATTTCACTGAAAGGGAAACTTCTGATTACATCAGAGGACCCGACCAACAAGCCTCTGTATGCATATCAAAGTGCGACAAAAATTGACTCAAGGGAAATTTTCACATCCCCTCTGGCAAATACATTAGGCTTATGGGCGTCTGGCGTTGATGGGCTTCATGTTGATAAATCAGTAACTCTGGAAAGAGCTGTTTTCCCTTTCTTTGCCAATAACGGTACAAAGAATATGAAAGTATTCTGTACCGCCAGAAAATCAGGGCAAATCTACCCACAGCCAACGTCTGCAAGTTCAGATTTGGCGCTGGGGAGCACTTTTAAACTGGATACTTGCGCCGATTTTATCATGGAGGTTATCGCTTACGATTCAGCATATGCAGGCATTGAGGCTGAGAGCAACAATGTCAATGGCACCATAACACTGGTAACCAATAAGGCATACCATGCCGGACTCCATTTATGGAATAGATGTAAGAATATTAGCTACAAAGTTTCTGCCACTGATATTGTTGAGGGTGGTGGCGTTATTACAGGGTGTGGGTGCGAGGCATGTAGTGGCCATGTAACAACATATAACGCGCAATATGTTGTGGCACTCATTGGGAACTCAGCAGAAAACCCGGTCATTGGCTGTAACGTTGATGGCTCCGGTTTCAGTGTAACCCAGGGCGCCCTGTTTTATGCTACCGCAGCAAACAATGCCTATATCCAGCACTGCCGGATTAATATTACCGCAATACATGGTGATTATTTCTCAACAGGCGCAGCGCGACAATCCGGGCTGAGACTTAACGGGGGACAGTTCAACCGGATTACAGCCGACCTGAAAGGGTTCGACTACATTCTGTCTCTGGGGATGTGGGCTAACAACCACGTTGAATTTACGTATGACGCATTCAACACGGCCTTCTCCTACTCAGACCAGCGGTCATATGACAATACTTACATCTACACGGACCCGAACGGATTTGAATACAGGCTACACGGTAAAGGAACATTATATGAGTATCGTTCAGATGCCACTTCGGCTGCGGTGCTCGGGAAAAAAGCCCTGACCCGTGCAGAAACTGGCGCAAGCACGTTCTCTCTGCCTAATCTCCCCACAGCATCAGGTGCGACAGGTGGTATCTACCGCGACCCTAATACAAACACGTTAAAAATTAATCCATGAGGTATGATATGGACGAAGAATTAAACAACCTGTTTAGCAACAGGGCAGTAGTAGCACAGGCTTTATTTGAAGCCCAGGAATTGGCAATTCAGACTGATGATGGAAACGGAAATACACTTACCCTGGAAGAGCAGATAGCATTTGCACAATCGCAATTATCCGCCAGTGATGAGCTGGCGGATAATTATCTGAAAAATACCGACAGCTCATAGATAATGTAGGAACTCAGACGTTTGTAGCACCGGAAAATACTGTCAACGTCTTAAGATACGCATACCCCTGGTCGGTAATGCTTTCTGAAGAATCGGAATCGGGCGTGAATGTATAGTTCTTCATCGCCCCCGGCGCCATCTCGTCATCATCCGTGACGCTAAAAAATACGCTGAGGTTGATTGACGCAGCATTCCCCCCAAAGCTCTGTATTTTCGCGTACCGGAGTACGGTATCGCCGTTCGACGTCAGAATATGAAACTCGCCTTTTAAAGCCATCATTATGCCTCCAGTCCAAACCGCCATTGCGGGTTAGTCAATGTCACCCCTGAGCCGCCTGTTGTCGTGAACAGGACCTGCTCCTGAAATTTCAAATCAACCAGTATTCCGTGCGTGCCTGGCACGTTCGTCTGAAATACGGGCATCCCGTTTTTAGATACTGAACAGGAACCACCGCTGGAAGGGATAGTCAGCGAGACAAAATACCGTCCCGGGCGTCGGTACGGATACTGGAATGTCGAGCCATTTCCCACCACCGTGCCATTAAGCGGGTGCGCGGCTTCTCTCAGAGAAAACGAGGACTGCGAGCCATCGTCGGTGTACCGGATGCGGCAGAAGTTGGTTTTTCTCGTCTTCACTGTCCCCAGTTGCTCTTTGTTAGCCAGCCGGATGACGTAGTTGGTTGTGTTCCCCTCAAGCTTACAGCGCTCACCGATATTCAGCGTACCTGCGGCTGTGGTTTTCACCGCCACAAGGGCCAGTTTCTCTTCTGCTTCAGCATCGTAGCCGGAGTGGTTATCGTTATTTTCGGTGTTGAGATATATCTCCCACCCGGCGCCGATCGTTTCATCCAGTTCAATCGTGGGCTCAGCAGGCCAGCCACGAGCAGGCGTATTAAGCTGCTGGAGAAACCCGTCGTTGATATACAGCATCACCGGATCGCCAACCACGCTGGCTCGCTGTCCACGGTATTTCAGCAGGTTGAGGTTATTCGTGCCGAGGAAGAACTTACTGATATACCAGGCTGTTGCATGCGCGAACGTAATGCGGGAGTTAAAGCCGGCGCGCATGAACCGCCCGGAGTTCTGCGCGTGAACCCCCGAAATAAACAGGTTCGAGTTACAGACCTCAAGAGCGTACAAATCCGGGTTAGACTGCGCATACGTGGGAGCGCCGCAGATAGAAATGTGTTTTCCAACCGTGACGTTCGGGCAGTCCCAGAAGCACAGGTGACCTATCCCCCCGGCGCCCGTCAGAATATCGCTCAGGGATAATGTGCCGCACTCGCTAAAAATCAGACCGCCCGAAGTTTCCGTGTGCGGTACATAATCCTCAAATGTCATTTTGAGGTCATAGCACCTGGATATCAGGCCGTAGGTACGGTTATTCTGCGACCAGATTGAATTCCAGTGACCCAGACCAGCGCCGGTATTCACCAGATAAAAGTCGCGGCCGCATGATTTGATGTTGAAAACCACATCGCCCACGTTCTGAATAGAAGGCAGTACTTGCACCAGGTCAGGCCAGTGCGCAGTGACGGCGGAGTAATCAGATTTCCCGGTACTGTAAAGAACAGTCCCGGGATAATTCCCCGCATGCATATCGAAGTCAGGAGCGTTAACCATCGCCTCCAGGCGGAGAATATAGTTGTCGTTCACCATCGCGGCAATTTCATCATCCGTGAAATTATCGACGTTAAAATCTATCCCGGTATTGTCGACGTGGATCCTGAAGTATGGATTGTTGGCCTGGACAACGAAGAAGCCAGCCCCCATGTCCAGAGCACACAGCATGTCGATACCAAAGCGATTACCGGCACCGCCCGGAGGGAGTTTCCAGGCCATATATTCCGGCCAGTTGCCGCAGCGAATATGATGGCGTTCGGCGATATAGACCACCCCGACATCCAGACCTTTAATAATGGACTGAGGGTAGCCAGACTCTGATATTGAAGCGGCGGCCTGAAGGCAGTTTTTAAACGCAAAATCCTGTGGTGCAGATGTCTGTTTCACGCTTTTTGCTCGCGCCCAGGCCATGCGAATTTCATTGCCCTCGAAGCGACGTTTCCACAGACGCCCCAGCGGATCACGGATATGTACACAGTCGTCGTCGGGGATGGTCATCACCGCACCGCCGGGTACCTGATCGAAAATCCCCTGAGCACCATCGAGGTGGGTTTCTGCACCGCAACACATGAGCGAATTGCCAGAACCGGTGAAATTTCGTATCTGAGAGTAGGTCGCCTGACCTATCAAACTGAACCCTTCGTTTGAACCCAGGTTTTGGCGAAGAGCAGCATCACCGACAGAAACGAAATGTGCAGAGTCTGTAGTAGTCCAGGTTTCGTCCGTTTTACCCGAAGCAGTGAACGGGATATCCGTCGCTGCCGTGAGTTTGTAGAGTTCGTTGTTATAACGAATGAGCTGGTTATACTCGGTGATGGTCAGGGGATTCCCTTCCGGGATAGTCCCCACTGTGTAATCGCCAACGATGTCATAGCCTGATAAAGCGATGAACGTATCAAACCGCGTATCCTGATCGGCCAACTGAGAAGTAAACCGACTCTCCTGACTGGCCATCTGGCTGAGAAACGATGTCTCCATTCCAAAAAATGAAGGCCGGACTTTCCCCAGGCGGTCAGTCCATATCAAGGCCGTCAGGCTGTTCAGTGCAAAATCGAGGTTCTCGGCGTTATCAAATAAATCTTTTACAGCCGCAGAGCCCAGCGGGTTGCCGGTTTTATATGTGCTCATAGTCGCCCTATAACAAAAAACCCGCCGAAGCGGGTTGTTGAGAGTTATTTCTGTTTTATGCAACGTTGCCGGGATAACTGGCGTTGTCGTAGTCGTAGAAGGACGCGCGGTACTCTTTGGCGGTAACCTGACACGTCCCGTCTGATTGAGGGGCAATCTCCTCAACAATGGCGTCATAGACATGACGCGTTGAGCCGCAGAACACCAGTCGGACTGGCTCAATGGCTGGTGAAGTCTGGTCAATCTTCAATGGGTCATCAAAATCACTCAGATGGGGAGCGGACAACTGATAATCCCCCACTCTGCTCGCCACCATCAGACCGGATGCAGAGCCATCCTGATAGCGGATCAGCGCACGGGGGTTTTCGAAAGACCAGTCCAGCGGCTCCGTAACGGTGAAGGTTGTCACGCCACCAGCCGTTGTCATCGCCTCCACCAGACTGGAAATCGTGTTGTTCCCCGGAATATCATCCGTGAGCACGATGCGATCGCCTGTGCTGTAGCACAGCGCGTCCAGCTCGGTAGTGGTCTGGAACGTCACCCGCTGCTGCAGGTATTTCATCAGGCGGCGCATGCCGATCTGGTAGGCGTGATCCTGAGAAAGTACCCCATCGAGTTTGTAGTTCTCGATTTTCACCGGTGTGGGATTATCGGGTGTCCGACATTTAACAGTCTCCTCCGCCCAGGTGACGCCGTTGATGTACGTCACGTCGACACCATCAAAATCATCGTCGGACGGCACGGTAAATCCGCTCTGCAGCTCCTCCACCATCTCATGCGGCGTTATGATCCCCGTCCAGGGCTTAATCCCCTCGCGGTTGACCGTCGCAAGGCCATCGCTTAACAGGATTTCCCGGCACTGGCTATCATCTGCAGCATTTCCAGCGCCGAGATACTGTCGCCGGTGGCGAAATCGAAATTTTCGCCCCGTGGCGTCCAGTACGCGGACTCCAGCGCGTTGATGGTATCGACGTCCATCTCCAGCCCCAGCGAGCTCCCGACATGCAGCAGCGCCCCCGAAATGGTTCTGGCCGTTCCTGAGTCATAGGAACGCGTTGCCACAACGTTTACGCGGCGGTCCGACTGAGCCGCCAGCTTCCCGCCCGTCTCAACGGTCACCGCCATCAGCGACACATCGGGATAGGATGAAGGACGTGTCAGCAGTCGCCCACGCAGTGCCTGCCAGTACATCGAATCCCTGGCGTTGTTTGAGCCCTGCTCATTGCGCCGACGACAGCGAACTTCCACCAGCCCCGGAGAACTGAGGGTGATCCGCTCAGTGAAACCTAACCCGTTGATGTTTTTCAGCGCGTACTCGCCCTGGTGACTCACCCACCCCGATCCGGAACCGTAGACGCGATACTGTATCTCCCACTCAACGTGGCGAATCCGTTTTTTGCCCTTACTGTCAAAGCCGCAAATACCGTTCGGGAAAGAGAAATTCACCTCGAACATATCGACGGTCTCATTTTCAGGGCAAACCAGGAACGGCCCCAGCCAGCTCAGCGTGTCGTTAAGACCAGTGGCCTCATAGTCGATCATCGTCCTGGCGGTGAATCCCGGCCACGACTCATCAACGGACCCATTAACCAGGCGCGCCACTGTTGCCGTTGTGCCGTCGGCAGAGACGATCTGGTACTCATTCCCGCGGTGAGCAAGTGAGAGCCGTTGCACACCTTCAGGCATGCCCGAGAATGCGGTTCCCGTAGTGCTGTTATACGCAAGCGTCACATTTGCCGTTACCGCCGGGCTGCCGCCGGTTGATGCCGTACCGGAGGTGTAAACCGGGGCATCACCGAAAACGGCTGCAGGCAGCGAGGAAGATGTGATTGCCCCACCCACGTAAGGACTGGCCGCCTCGGTTATCAGTACGGTACCGCCGTTGTCCCGCGCGACCAGGCCGGAGCCAGTGAGCCCCTCGGTGATAGCTGCCAGCAGTCCCGACATCGAGATGTAGTTCGCTACCAGCGACACCGTATAGGTGGTGCCCTGCCATGTGATCA